GTCCACCTGGATCAACAGGTCATTGCGGTGCTACGTTTACGCCAGATGCGGCCGACCGCGCAATTGAGATCGCCTGTCCTCCCTACAATTCCGATTTTGTGAAGTATCCTGAGTTGAAGAATTATACTACGCAGAGGATATCCGCTGCTGAACAGGTTGGTGGAATGGGAACCCAGATTCCGTGGAGTCTCAGGCTGGGTACAGTAATGGTAAATTACATCCTAGGCGAAGGATGGCTAGGCCATGCCGGTCCTTTTCTTGGGCGTACTATGTTTGGTGGTAGCTACACTTGTGGTTACGGTGGTCAATCGGTGAATGGAGGTGTAGGATTGCGAAGTAAATGGGCTGGTTGATTGTCAATAGTGTGTATTTAGTAAAGCTCATAAAACGGAAGTAAAGGAAAATGACAGAAACTGCGTCTATGCAAGCTTATACAAAGTCCTTGTTGGATCCGTTCGACAAGACTATTAGTCAACCTAAGTTGTTGGATGGTAAAGTAGCTCGCTCGTCGGGTATTCGTCTTCGTGCCACTGGTGAAATTACGTGTGCCGGAGCCGGGACGACGTATATTGCGTTAATTCCAGGTGCTTCAAATGTTATTTGTTGGCAGACTGACGAAGTCGTTGGTGAGATCACTCCTCAAGTGTTTAATGGACATTTGGATACAATTACTGATCGTGCGAATGTAAAGCAAACTCGAACAGTAGGTGCTGCGTTGCGTTTATCGCTTGTGAATAGCGCTGATCAAAACGAAGGATATTGGGAAGCTGCTCGTGTGCCTACGAATAATTCCGATTTCGTGTTCAATCCTGTCGGATCGACTGGTCTGTCTTTGCCTTTGGGTGGTAGTGGAAATGTTGATCTCAGTAACTACGCAACATATCAAACTGGCAAGCTCAGGGATATTCATCGTTATCAATTTAAATTGAATGCCATCGACAATGATATTAAGTTTTCTAAGATTTTGGCTGAGCCACCTATTGCGGAGACGTTCATTTCAGAGCAATGGGATACTATTATTATCAAGATTCACGGAAGAGTTGAAGCAGGTGCTCCGTCTCAGCTAATGTACGATTGTATTTCAGCACAGGAAGTGATTTATAGAGAAAATACGGCACTAGCAAGGTTAATGACTTCTACTGCGTATGTTCCGCAAACGAATAGTTTGTTGACCCGTACGAGGTTTAACGCTCCAGGAATCCAAATCGCGTAGAGTGGGAAAAGAGTGTGCTTAGTAAGATAAGGAAAAGGTCGAGTTGAACAGCGAGTGTTGCCTTTTTAGTAGTTTCGTGAAATTCCCATGTTTCGGTCATTTGTTGTATGATTTCGATAGCCTTGAGGAGATATTCGTTATGGTCAATGCTGTGAATATCGAAATGTTTCCAGTCATAGGTTAATGGGTTTGCGAAGAACGTTCGGTTCCACAAGTCTTCGTAAGACCTATAAGATGGTATGATAGTTCGACTTCCATCATCGTCTAGTACTTCCCAGCGGGATAAGGAGTTCATGTCGGCAACGTGAGTTTCGTCGTCGTTGAATACAGCTGCCGCTAGGGACCATTTAATTCTTAGTTTGTGTTGTTTATCCGTAATAGCGTTTAAGAGGTAGTGGAGTTCGCTGTCATTTTGGCAGATGTAACAAGGGTTGATGTTATTCATTTTCATGTAAGAGAATGAGAGTTAGTTACGTTTTGGTTAGAAAAATAGATTTAGAAAATTTGCCACCGAGTGTGCATGTGTGCGCGTTTTTGAAAATTTGCCACCGAGTGTGCGTGTACGCGCGCGTGTGAAACTTCCTTCCGATTTTCTGGAACATGCCTCCGACTAATTTTTGCAGTGGTGGTGTGATAAATCAATTCTCAGAGGTGTAAGAGATGCCAAGCACAAGTCCAAGGGCGAAACAATGGTGTTTTACATTGAACAATTATACTCCAGCGGATGTTGATCGTTTGAGTACTGTTATACCTGGTGTTGTTTACATTATATTTGGTAAAGAGGTCGGAGGAAGCGGGACGCCTCATTTACAGGGAACGATTTGTTTTGAGTCCAGACAGCGACTGGCTGGTGTTGTTGCTGTTGTTGGTAGGGCGCATTGTACAGTTACGCGGCATTTGTTACAGAGTGTCGAGTATTGTAAGAAAGATGGAGATGTTTTTGAATGGGGTGAATTACCAGCGTCAACGAACAAGGGCGAGAAACGGTCTGATTTGGAGGATTTTAAAGCAAGTGTAAAGGAGGGAGTAACATCGATGATTGAATTACGTGAATTGCATAGTAATGTTTGTGCAATGTATCCTCGTTTTGTGAAAGAATTTTTAAGTGATCATAAGGAGAAGATTACTGTGACGGCGCATCCGCTAAGAGTGTGGCAACAAGAAATGTATGATTTGTTGCGACATGAACCCGATACCCGTAGTATTGTGTTTATTATTGATCGAAGCGGTAACCAAGGGAAAAGCTGGTTTGCACGTTATTATTGTGATATGCATGAGAATGCGCAAATAATTATTCCAGGGAAGAAGGCTGACATGGCTTATACGATATTGGAAGATAAAAGAGTTTTCTTTTTGGATTGTCCGCGAAGCAAACAAGGAGATTTTATCCAGTACGATTTTCTAGAAGAGTTGAAGAATGGGTATGTTTTCAGTCCTAAATACGAGAGTCAAGTGAAGAAGCTGAAGACTCCTCATGTTGTTGTACTGATGAACGAGAATCCGGACGAGTCTAAACTGTCTGCTGATCGATATCATAAGATTGTGCTAAATTAAAACTCGGTAGAGTGCAAGACAAAGTCTTCATAGAATTGACTTTGTATTGGTTCAATGATAGATTTCGGTTTGAGATCGTGTGTTGAGAACAGTACGATTTCATCTATTCCGTCAAGGCTGTCTTTTAGCGCGGTGTCTGCGTATTCTTTGGAAATGATTGTTCCGTCGTATTTTGATGCGAAATGATGTTTTAATATTTTGTGTACGTATGTGTTTGTATCGTGTCCCGAATATTGTTGGTCTGGGTGGATATTTTGTTCTGTTAATGCAGTTTCTTTTATTATTTCGTTTCTTTGAGCGGTGTTACCCAGATTAAGAAGGATGAGAGGTTTGAGTGTGTGAAAAACTTGAATGTATGTGTCACCTGGTGTAATATTTTGTATTTGTTTGCCTGTTGTGAACCATTGTAGTTTATCAGATGGGAGATTTAGAAATGGAATCGGTATACGTTGCAGTAGTATTGTTTTCGGAGGTAGAATCATCTTTGTCTGTGAATTTTATTTCGTTGTTATGAAAGTCGAATATCTGCCAAGCGAAAGATGGGTAAAGATCAGTTAAGATTTGTAAGTCAATGTTTGGGTAAACTACCATGCCTCTAAGAACCTTGATATTTTTGTCGTTCGTTGAAAGTCGATAAGCCAGGGATGTTGCTTCTGGACAAGCTGAAATTAAGTCGAAGATATCCCATGTGGTTGCATTTTCTTTACGAAATGTTATCAAGGTGTGTGCCATTATAGGTGTTTGGGAGGTTTGAATAAGACTTTTGAGAGTAGAAAATTTGGAAAGATTGTTTCTATATCAGTATGTGCTTTGTGAAGTACGATGAAGCCTTGAAAGTATTTGCGATTGTTTCTCTCCTGGATATCGTATCCAAAACAGCGAGCGTTAAGGGAGTGACAAGACGATACGAATGTATCACAGTCTTTTTTTGTCGGATTTATTCGTGAGAATGCGTAAAAGTTTGGGAAGGTGTGTTCGTTCATATTTAAAAATGAACTGAGTTTTTAAAAGCCAGAAACTCAAGGGAAGTGAAACTTGCCACCGAGCTGAAATTTGTCGGGATCATAAATTATATTCGCGTCTAATAATGAATAGAAGGGAGATTCCGTTGTATACAGCCGAGGAGGCTGGAGCACGATATTTAGAGCTCCGACGCCAGCGCGAAGGGCTGGTAGTAGCTGATATGCGTA